TAAAACAGTATTACAAAATAGACTTCAATGTACCCCTTGACACAGAATTAAAAATAGGGTATGATTGGTTAAATATGAAGGAGGTCAAATGACTAAAGAAGTAGAAGCATTAGAAACTATGGATGAGTTTTCTGATGAAGAGTATTCTGCATACTTAGAATACACAGCTTTAAAAGATCAGTGTATAGCAGACCCAGAGGTATTATATATAGATAAAGATCATGAGTTTTTATCTGAGTGGGTTTACTTTGCACAGACAGATGGTTTAGATACAAAAATAATAGATGGGGAGACAGTAATATGTTAGGAAAAATAGCAGCTTATTTAACTGGTAGTGTGACATTATGCATTATACTTTTAATGTGGTTTTTAGCAATCAGTGCATTTTTTGTTTGACTTTTTAATCAAAATAGTGTATACGTTAATTAACAATAAGGAGGACAAATGTCTGACAATAACTTAACAAACATAAAACAAATGTCTGATGAGCAAATTATGCAAGCCATTGGGCAAGACGATGGTTCTAGCACAGGTACAAATATACCTAGACTAGCTATCAATCGTTCACCAGAAGATGATGATGGTAATCAATTACCAGTTGGTCACTTCTACACATACGACTCTAATGTAGGTCAAAATGTTTTTGGTAAACCAGTAACATTAAGACCATTCATAAGTGCTATGCAATACATGCACTATGATGCAGATAAGGGGGAGTATGTTAATAGATCTATTATATTTAAAAGTTGGAGAGAAGAAGCTATAGATATATTAGGCGGAACTAAATGTGGTAAGATTCCTTTCAAAGAAAGATCAAGTCTTACACCAGAACAATTAGAACAGCAAAGAACTATAAGATGTTATAAACTTGTGTATGGTTTATTATCTTTTAATAAGGGTAAAACTTCACAAGGGCATGACCATAATATAGAAAACATACCCGTGTTATATAGAGTAACTGGTACTGCATTCTCACCTGTAACAGCTGCCTTAGATCTTTTAAAGAAAAGAAAAAAACTTATGTTTAATTGTACATTTTCTTTGGATACTAAAAGACAAAAGAAAGGTGGTAATGTATTTTATGTACCAGAAATATCTGTTAATGCAGATGCAAACTTACAGCTATCTGATACTGATATGGAAACATTAAAAGTATTTCAAGAGTCCATCGATGTTGAGAACAAAGAGATCATTGATCTTTACAATGCTGCAAAGAGTAAAGGTGCTAATGGTAGTGACAAGATAGATGCTAAAATTGTAGAAGAGTTAGATCCAGAAAAAGTATTATCAGCTTAATGAATAATATACTTTTACAAGTACAGCAGTATCTTGATTCTGTTTCAAAAAAGCCTGTCAAGCTAGACAAACAGCTAGTGCAGGAGTTTGGTGAGGCGTGTAAAAACGCCTTACTGAAACAGTTTGAAGAAGAAAGAAAAGATAAGTTTGAACCTAGAATGTCTAATATAGGTAGACCATTATGCCAACTACAAATGGAAGCAAAAGGTATAAAGGGTGAAGGTCAACCATATAATGTTAGAATGAGAAATACATTTGGTGATTTAATAGAAGCATTATCTATATTTGTAATGAAATCAGCAGGTGTAAAATTAAAGAATGAACAGAAAAAAGTAGAGTATAAATTTGATGGAGGAGCAATTGAAGGTAGGCAAGACGTTGAAATTGATGGCAAAGTATGGGATATTAAAAGTGCATCACCATACTCATTTGATAAAAAGTTTGGAGAAGCAGGTGGATTTAGTGAAGTTGCTAGAGAAGATTCCTTTGGTTATGTATCACAAGGATTTCTATATGGTGAAAGCCAAAAGAAAAACTTTGGTGGCTGGATTGTAGTTAATAAATCTACAGGTGAGTGGGCAGTTTGTGAAACACCTACAGAACATGGAGAGTATAAAAAAACAGCACTTGATAATGCCAAGAATAATTTTAAAGCATTAACTAAAGGTGAACCTTTTAAAAGATGTTATGATGATGTAGCAGAAACTTTTAGAAGTAAACCTACAGGTAATAGAGTTTTGGGTTTTGTATGTTCATACTGCCCATACAAACTTCCTTGTTGGGGAAGAGACAAATTGCAGTTGTTACCACAACAGCAATCTAAAGGCAAGAATCCTAAATGGGTTTGGTACACTTCTGTAACGAATCCAAAAGAGGAGACGACAGAGTATGGTGGGGAGTAGTTTGAGGGGTCTGTTTCTCACCATCTCTTATAATGTTATACTTCGTATTATATAAAAATAAAAAGGAGAAAGACTATGAAACGTTTACAAATGTTATTTTTAGTAGTGAAAAAGAAGCTAATGACTTTGGTAAAAAAAGTATGAAGAGAGGCTTTGAACATAAAGTTGTAGAGTATAATAAATCTAATGTAGATAAATACTGGTACAAATGACAAAGAAAAAAGATGGTTTAAGTTTAATAAATTCAATCAAGGTACTAGTTAGTCCTTGGCAAAATGGTTTTACTTGTGGTATCGTTATGGATAGTAAATCTAAAATGGGTACTGAAGAATATGAATTATGTTCTACTATAGCTAGAGGCATGATAAAGATGGCAACTACTGACCCTCATTCAACGTTTCTATGGGGACTTCGTGGATTTGCAGACGATAAGAAAAAAAGATCTAAAGATCTTACAATTAGTTCTGTTGCAGAGTTTGATGACGAATCTAATATTGTAGATTTTTTAGAATATTTAAAAAAGAAACGGGATAAGGAGTTAAACTAGTGGCGACACATTTAGTTATGGGTGATCCTCATTGCACACCCAAAGCAAGCAATGATAGATTTTTATGGGCAGGTAAACTCGCACATGATCTAAAACCTAATACCATAATATGTATGGGAGATTTCGCAAGTATGGATTCTTTATGTAGTTATGATAAAGGTAAGAAACAATTTGAAGGTAGAAGATATAAAAAAGATATAGATCATGCTCATGATGCATTAGATAAATTTAATAAAGGTCTCAATGGTAGACGGCCAAGAAAAATCATGTTACTTGGCAATCACGAAGATAGGATAGATAGAACAGTAGATGACATACCAGAACTTGAAGGTGCAATTAGCACAGAAGATTTTAAATTTGAAAAGTTTGGTTGGGAAGTTTATCCATACCAACAACCTGTTAATGTTGATGGTGTATACTATTGCCATAATTATCCTACTGGTGTCATGGGGAAGCCTATTAGCGGTGACAATGTTGCTCGTTCTCTTCTCTTGAAAAATAAAGTATCTTCTACTGTAGGTCACATACATACGTTTGATTATGCTATGTGTGCATTACCTTCTGGTAGAAAGTTAATGGGATTATCTGCAGGGTGCTACTTGCATCACAAAGAAAATTATGCTAAAGCTACTCAACAAATGTGGTGGAGTGGACTTGTAGTTAAACGTAACGTATCTAAAGGTGAGTATGATTTAGAGATGATAGAGTATAATACTATTAGGAGAAAGTATGGTAAAAAATAAAAGAACATATAAATTTGCAAAAGATCATAGTCATGATATGTCATATGAAAATGAGATTACATATGATAATGTAAATGCACCTGCACATTACTTGCATGGTAGAAAAGAAACTATAGATGTTATTACAGACTGTATGACTAATGATGAGTTTCATGGATATCTTAAAGGTAATATCTTGAAGTATGTTTCTAGATATAAGTTTAAAGGAGAACCTTTAGAAGATCTACAAAAAGCACACTGGTATTTAAACAGACTAATAAAGGAGGTCAGCAATGGGACAAGTTAAACAAGCAGTACTAGAAGTAGAAGACTTTGTTTCTGCATGCGTTAGAGATGGTAGAACTCTTAATCAAACTATAAGAGATGCTAGAGAATCTAAAGCTGCAAAACATAATCCATATCTTGATGATGAGGATATGATAGAAAATAAATACTACCAATTTAAAGGAGCATGGTAATGAATATAAGAGAAGCAATGATAAAAGCGTTAAGAAAAAAGTATGAAGCAGATATAGAAGAAGCTAAAGCTACTGCTGAAATATACCTTGAAAAACCTGTAGGTATAGGTGAACACCCACAGTTTGTAAAGGAGTTAGATACACTAATGAGTAAGATAGCTGAAGCAGAAGATAAACTAACTGTAGTAAATCAACGTTTTGATTTAGATATACCATTTTAATAGGAGGATAAATGGCAGAAGAAAAACCACAAACACAGCAACCAACACCGAGAACATATCTTGTAAGTTCAGAACAGTTAATGGATATTATGAGATACTTAATGACTAGACCATATGGAGAAGTAGTTAAACTTATGAACTCGTTATCTGCTCTCACACCATACAATGCAGGTGGAGGGAAAGATGACGGAAAAAAATAATCTAGATAAGTACACTGGTATATTGTTTGAGTTAAAGATAGGTTTAAACAAAGACAATGCTATTGTAGTAGATTATGGTGGTAAACCTGTAGGTAAAGTTAGAGAAGCACTAAAAGGTTTTCCATACCAAGCTAATCTGTGTGCAGCAATAATCAATCATGCTAACTCAATGGGGAAGAAGATACAAGATGACATTAAACAGATTATA